CTCCCATGCGGTACCGCTCCACCGGAGGATATTGCCAACCGCCGAACCTCCTGTGTGAGGTATTGTGGTTGAGCCACTGATGTACGACGCCACGCGCGCGTCGGTGTAGTAGCGGTTGCCGGTTCCCTCATCGAGTGCGTCAGTGGTGGTGCCGTACCACGTCGATAGCGTGAGGTAATTGAGGAGTGTCGTAAGTGTGGGAAGCCCGAGTGTGGAAGTTGCTTGTGGCGCGTATATACCGCTTGATTGCCCCACAAGCACCTGCCCTGCTGTAGGTGTGGTGCTGGTGCCCGTACCTCCACGGTTAGGATACGTGATAGTTTGTGCAAACACTGCAAAAGCGGAGGCAAGAAACACAATAGCAATAACAGGGAGTAATTTTTTCATAGTTCTAAATAATCAATACTAATGGTTGTATACGGTTGCCTTTCGGATACAAAGGTGATTGTGGTGTTGCCGGAAAAGGTATAGTCTACGCCACCGCCTTTCAGTCTCATGCCGTCCGCGTACACTATCACCGCAGAAGCAGAAGGGAGGGTGAACACGGTATTGCTACCATTCACAGCCTCGCTTGGCGTGTAATCATGCACCCACAATTTCGCGCGTATATCATCAATGGTTTTTTTGGTGAGCGTGAGCATCATTTTGTACGTTTTCCCCGCCGTATTGTGGTTGTTGTCACCTGTTCCTTCTTGTGCACGGGTAATGGTGAGCGTGTCCGCGCTCCGTGCCGTCACGCGCACAATCTCCACGTTCGGGTCATCTGCAGGGTTCGGGTAATCCGTAAAATTAAACCACACCAAATTGAACGCGCCGTCAGTTGCGGGGTCTGGTAGTTCCGCGCCTCCCCCCGTAGTAAGAGCAACAGTCGTGACACCAGAGGCATACTCGGTGCTCACTGTCGCCTCTGCAAAATTGCGTACAGGGTCTAGCATACTAATCGGTGCTTATTGTTTCCGGTCTTGTATAGCAGTTGCAGTTTGGGTGTATCGGCGGTGCTTCCACGTCAGCGTAATCCATGGGAAGCAAGGTACCTTTCGAACCCACTAGCGTGTCACCTTTTTTGAAAAAATCAGCCTCGACGTCGATGACTTTCCCGTGCATCGAGCCACAAAACTCACACACACGCTCATCGCCGGAGGTATACCACTTGATTGTCTTCACCACTCCGCTCTGTTTCCAAGCCTCTTTCGCGCCGAGGTTCGCCACGCGAAACACCTCTGTACGCGCCACTCTCGTAGCACGTACCTCATCGGAATACTCGTATACCTGTCGCACTGTCTCTTTGAGCTCCGTAAGTCCTTTCCCCTCTTTTATGCCCTCCTCCAGTTTTGTTTTCAAAAGTTCCAGCGTCGTGTCGGTGTACGTTTTCGCCATGAGTCTAACTGCTTTTTCAATCACTTTCCGCATTTCTGGGGTAAGAACGTCCACGCCCTGCTGTCCTATGAGTGCCGCCGCCGCCATTCCCTCCTTGCCGGCAATTTCCATTGCGATAGGTAATTCGAGGTCGAACGTCACACCCACCCATTTATCTTTGTCCACAAGGTCTCCCTTTTTTACCGCCTTGCTTTTTGTTGCGTTCTCTAGGTTTTCCACAACGTCCTTGTATTGCGCGCGGTGCATCTCTTTTATTTTGGAAGTGTAAAGACTCTCATACGGCGCGACGCGGGAAAGGAATTGCTTGTGCACTACCTCATACTGGTCATCAGTCATGTCCGCCACTCCTTGCGCGTCTTTGGTGCCTTTTACCACAGCACTTTTTAGTGCATCGGTTGCCACTTGTGCCAGTGACACTACCGCCTCCTTGCGTACCTCTGCATTTCGTGTTGCTCTATTTTTTCGCATGGTTCGCACCATAGGACGGCGTATTTGTTTCGCCGTCGGTTTGCCAAGGGGTATTTTTGAGAAATCTTGCATGACGCTCTCGCCGTTCTCTATCGGGTCGAGCCCGAAATACGAGTCTCGCGCTTCATTCACGCTCATTACCGGCTGTCCTGCCATAGCGGATTGCATTTCCGCAATACGTTCCTGTCGGTTCTCCGGTACAGGGTCTTCGTACGTGAGTACCAAATCATCACCATATCGAGGTATCAAAAACTCATTGAGGTATGAGCATATCATGTCCATTTTTGGTTTTATGGTGCGAAGGGCAAACACGTAGTTTGTTGCTTCGGCATTTGCACGGTTTACGTCTTCAGTAATACCAAGGGCGGTACGTGGCACACGAAAGGCTGCGAGAATGCGGTCGCGCATCATGTCCGCCATGTGTGAGAAGTCCATGTCTTTCTGCCCTTGCCCAGCTTCCTTGAATGTGACACCTTTCGGCAAGGCAATCGGCTTGTGTGCGTTATCCACACCCGCGTATGCCTCTTTGAATGAGGACTTTATAAACGTCAACTGTTCCGGAGTGTATCCTGTTTCAGTTTCCAAAATTGCCGAGGGTCGCGCACCATTCAAAAAGAACCGGCGGTTAAACTCCATTGCGTAATTGTCGGCGTCAATCCATTGTGCCGCGGTCTGCACCGTCCCTAGTCCCTCGTACATGTCGGAAGGGTCGGGATATTTGAAGTGCAAAATCTGCCACGGTTCAAAGTGTATTTTTTTAGTCTGTAGTTGGTACTCATACCCCGACACCTGTGAGGGGAATGAGTTGCGATTGACAAGCACCTTCACCCTGCTGGCGTTCATTGGGTATATCGCCGTCGGCTTACTGTTCTCGCTAGTCATGCCGTCGAGATACCAATACGCATTGCCGATTGCTTCGAGGTGTGCGCCGGTAAGAAAACGCAATTCTGTTCCCGTCGTGGTTGGGTTCACCGCGTCGAGGAGGTCAAGTACCTCGTGTGTATCCACGCGCTCCCATGTACCGTCCCGCAACACGCGGTACAGCTCAAATCGCATACCTGCAATCTCCTCCGATATGGCGCGTATACATGCCGACACCCAGCCCGAGTACACGGCAAAGGCGCGGTCTGCAGATACAGGCTTGGTGCTTCCCCTCCATATCGCAAACGGGTCGCCCCCGCCGTCAGAATGTACGGAAGGGATTGACGCCTTTTCTTTGCGAACGAAACCGATTGTACCCAGTAATTTCTCTAATGTTTTTGGCATAAAAAAAAGAGCTTGTGACTACGTCCCTATGAAGACGCACTCACAAGCCCTGTGGTAATCCACTCAAGCTATATTCGGTTGTTTCCATTGTACCACAAATCGTCCCGTGTCAACCTGTGGACATCACAAAAGAGAAACTGTTTTCAATTCTTCACGGAAATCAGGCGCATCGAGCTTAACCGCTTTCACAATCTGTTCCGCCCGCATCGGCTTCCCATTTTGTATTACTATGCGAACCTCGCCAAATTGCACGCGCTCAACAAGCGACATGAGGTTCTGCCACTCCAGTGTAATCTCTTTTGAGACGCGTGTGGGTGGTATGTAACTCATAGCAGAGATATTACTTCGGGTCTGTCCATGCCCTCCGTTCGCAGTCCGAGCACCAAATACACAAACGCGTCCATGAGATCATCGTGGTCTTCAATCCCGAAGCCGAGTATTTGTGCAATCAAGTCCTCACACCCTTTGCGCGGAAAGCGAACCATACCGTTCTGTATGAACACGGAGGCGGAACGTAACCGCGCCCGCTTGTCGCTTCCTACCTTCATAGGTTCGGCGGGTAGTCCGTTCCTCAAGGCTTCTTCAATCGCCACTTTTTGGTACGCCACGGCTTCAATAAAAAACGTAGGTTGTGCAAACGTGTCACGCATCGACGTCGAGAGTGTTTTCATTCTTCCTAGCGTCTCGTGGAATGATAGCCGTTCATTGACGGGGTTCGGTAACACGTACAACACAGGCAGTCCCTCCTCTATTGTAGCGACACCGCCAACCATAGAGGTGTAGTCAGCGGTCTGCGCTTTACTGATTGCAAGGTCTACGCCCACCCCCGTACGCTGTATGTCTGCACCTTCAGGTATGCGGTCGTAATACGTCAGCCATTCTTCCCGTACCTCTTGCCCTTCCGGTGGCACCACCTTGAGCAGGTACTCGCGCATCCACGAGATGTGCCCCACTTTTGCTTCTTGCATTTTGAGGGCTTTTTCCGTTGGGTACTTTGCCGTCCATGTGCATCTGCCTTCGCCGTCGATAAGCGGGTAATCCTTGTGTGTAAAAAGCGTGTCGTGTTTCAATCGCGCCATGAGTGCATCGGTGTGTAGCACGTTACCAACCACAATCAGGCGTGCTCTGCTCTCCTCAATCGCCGGAATGAGCTCCCCACGTAACCAGCGTTCGGTTTTGTCACGGTACTCTTTTTTCTGCACTTTTTCCAATTCTTCGGGGTCGTCGAGTATCACAAGAGACGGTCGGTGCTCTCGATGCCGTAATCCACGGATACGTTGCCCGCGTGAGCGTGCGAGGATACGTGCGCCATTGTTGAGTAGCAGGCTGTTTTTAGTCCACTCTACATTTTTCGAAACGCCGTCGCTTAAATCCCCGTAGTCTTGTTTTATTAGTTCGTTCGTTTCCAGCTCGTGCCGGATATTAGCAATCGTGAGTGTGCCCTGCACCGCCGTGTCGGCAAACGGGAGTACGAAAGGATAGCGTGTCGGGTGTTCTAGTGTTGCCCATAGTGGAAGGGCGAGTGATGCAAAGACGCTTTTCGCGCTTCCCCGAAACCCAGCAATCGAAAGAAACGGGTGAGCGTCGCTCTCCAATAGCGCAATAAGCTCACGGTGGAAGTCCGCGGGTCGCAGTGCGAGGTAATGTGGGAGGTACACAATACACCACCCCAAAAAGGTGCGTGCCATTGCCTTACGCATCGCACGGTCACTGATTGCCGTCTCCGCTTGGGAGGGTGTTAGGTGTTGCATACTCCATGTGTACTATTCCGTAGTTTGCCATAGCACGCAGAATTGGTGCCATGACTTCCGGTGTAAGGGTGTGCGTGTGCTGTACCTCCAGTGTGCCTATTTTGCGGTCGTATACTCCCGCGTTCATTTGCATGTCGAGGAGTGTTTGGTTCGCATTCGTGATTGCCCGCGCCGCCGCCACCTTCTCTCCGGCTTTTGTGGTGCTTGAAAGGAGTAAACGCCACATATACTCTTTAATGACGATTGTTTCGTCCTCAATTTCCGCAAGTTTGGTTGTCACAAGTGCGGTATCGAAACGATGTATGCGTTCCTTCCGGATCATGTGCACAATTTTTCGGAGATACGCGCGGTCGATATTGAGCGGGTTGCTCCCAGTCTCGAGTACTTTTTTCAATTCCACGATATTCGCGCACGGGTTCAATGTGATTGCCCTTCGCACCAGTGTCTTGTGGTATTCTGTTGTTTCTGCTTTTAGTGCGGGCATGTTTTAGAGTTTGATTGCATTGCTTCCAGTTTCTTTTTCGTACCGCGCTATCACAACATCTACATAGC